TGAAGATGATGCCGCTGGCCGTGCGGCGCTTCGGCGTCCTGATCTGGCAGAGGAGAAGGTATCCGCAGGGGCGGATGCCGGGGGGGACATCGGGGAAAGCGAACTGGAGTTCCTCGGTGTAGGTATTGCCGAGGAGCGTCCTCACACTCACGGCCTTGGCGTAGTCTTCAGTAGCGACAGACTTTGGGAAAGGGGTCGCTGCGCTGCTAGTCCTCGTCACGTTCCACCTCGTTGGCTGCTTCAACAAACTCGTTCAGACGCTCACGAGCCGCCGCGACGGCCTTGAGCATCCCGCTGATCGTGCCGAACTCGAAAGCGTCGCGCCGGTCGGCTGCCGGATTTTCCACGCACTCAATCGCCTGCCTCTTGATGTCCTCCAGTATCTGGAAGACGACAGACAGGTCGATCACTTCGCGCCTTTGGCCACGCTCTTCGGGGGCGACGGCTTCTTGCTGCCAAACGCCTTGCTGTTTGCCTCCTCACAGGAGTCACCAGTCGCCATGCTCTTGTGGGGCTTCACCGGGCCGTCAGGATACTTCGGTGCCATGTCACTTCCTCTTGTTGATGGCCTTGAGGCCTTTGCGGTCGGCAGCAACGTCTTTCTTGCTACCCTCTGGTCCGTGGCGACCTGACTTGTCGGCACGAATGTCGGCAGACGATTTCTCGTACTGCTTCATAGTCATTTTCTTAGACATCTATTTTCCTTTCTTGGACTTCCCGGCCTTACTCAACGCAATGGCGACGGCCTGCTTCTGCGGTCTCCCCGCATTGATTTCCGTCCTAATGTTGGACGAGACGGTTTTCTTGGACGAACCAGACTTGAGGGGCATTTGGTTTCCTAGTGTTGCAGCAAGGAAATCAGGACACCAATGGCGGCAAGGAACGCAACAACGACAAGAATGAAGACGTAGTCGTTCAACAGCGTCCCCCTTTCTTGGGGGTCGGATCGTACTTGCCGCCGCCGCGTCGCAAGCGCGGATCGTCATGGTACTGCGGCAGCATGCTGTAGCCCGCACTGCCACCATGTGAGAAGCCCACCGCGGGGATGCCGGGGCTGAAGCCGTCGCTGGGCGCGGCACCCATCGGGGCCGCCATGCCGCGCTTCGGGGCGGGCATCTTGGAGGCGGCGGTCATCGGCGGACGACCAAAACGCACGCCGGGGTTCTTTCTAGCCATCTTAGTCTCCTATGGTGAGGGATTGATTCCAGTACCAGTGGACAGGTTGCCACCACCACCATCCGAGTCGATCTTCATCTCGGTGATCTCAATAGCGGTGGCGTTGTCGGCGGCGTTCATCCCTTCCTTGGACTGGATGCCAGCAGCGGCGATCATGTTGCGCTGCTGCTCTGACTCATGCTTTGCCTGAGCGTCCTGCTGCTTGGCTTCGAGTTCCTTGGCTTTCATCATCACGTCTATCTGTGACTTCTGGCTCGACTCGGCAGCCTTGCGCTGGGCCTCGCTCTGCTGGATTTGCAGCCGCTGCTGATCCATCTGCGTCTTCTGCGCGTTCATCTGCGTCCTGCTCTGGATGTCGATGATCTTCGCCTGACCCATCTGCTGATCGGCCTGAGACTGACGCTCGACGTCCTTCATCGCGACGATGCTCGGGTCCATCGGCGTTGGCGGTGCCATCTTCTGCATAAGCTGCTGCGCCTGCATGATGATTGGTGTCACCTCGGCGAGTTGCTCGGTGGCGTGCTGAAGCACGGCGGGCGTGATCTCGGCCAGCAGACGGTCGAGCGATATCTCCACGCCCTTCATCTTGGCGAGCGATTCGACGGTGATGGTAGGATCGCCCGCGCGCTCCTGAATGGCCGCGTTGGCGGCGATCAGCGTCGCGTCGGCGTACCACAGGGCCAGATGCTCGGCGAGGTGGCCCAGCATGACTGGCAGGTACTTCATCGCGATGATGGGGTTCGACCCGAACATCGGCGACGTGAGGTAGGCGAGGTGGATGGCGAGGTGCGCCTCGTGATCCTGACCGGGGTACGCCTTGATCGGCAGGCCTCGGGAGGCCTCGACGTTTTCGGCCACGGCGTTCTTCTGCGTCGCCTGCGGGTCGGGCACGAGGAACTGCTCGGGGTCGGGCACGTTCATGCGCTTGAGGAAGAACAGTTCCGACTTCCGCAGATCGTAGAGACCCGGAGGCGCGGTCGTCGCGCGCTGCTGGATCATCTGCGCCTGCGCCGAACGCTGCATGTCGGAGAAGATGCGGGGATCGCTGACGGGGATCACCGTCATCGGCCCTTGGAAGTCTTCCTTGGTCACGTTCAGTTCGCCGAACTGGTCGACGATGACCTCGTTGCTGATCGTGTGGGAGTTGATCTCCCATAGCTGACGCAGGAAGCGGCGCATCGAGCGATGCAGGCGGCCATGCACGGCACCGAAGTTCTTCAGTCCCTGCTCGATGAACATCGAGGCGGTGCCCACAGGCGTATTGCCCGACATCTTGTCGTACTCGTCGAACGTGGTGCGGACCACACCGCGTGCCGAGTCAACGAGGAAGCCCAGCAACTGGAACAACACGGGCGACGGCCCCGGAAACGGCAGCGGCATGTAGGTCTTGCGGATGTCGTCCATCGCAAGCGAGCCGCTGACCTCCGTGGTCTGCCCGACCTGCGGCCTGATGTTCTGGCCGCCTGTCGTGGCTCCGCCCTTCAGCTTCATGCCGGTCTGGCTGTTGCTCAGGAACGCCGCATCGAGCAGCGCACGCAGCGCGCCCGTCGCGGCACCGGCCAGCGAGCCAATCATCTGCGTCATGCCGATGGGGATGCCGCCGCGCCACGGCCAGAACGGCCACTCGACGAGGAAGTCGAGACGCTTGCGGTTCTCGTCGTCCTCACGCCAGTTGCGGTAGACCGACAGGATGCGGCGTGTGTTGACGTCGATGGTGACGATGTACGGCAGCACGCCATCGGCGTCTTCGCCCTCCTCGCCGTCTTCGAGCGACGGCAGCATGGCCGACACTTCGTAGATGACTCGGATGTCGTCGATGTTCTCGGTCGGCGTGCCACGACCCACGATGCGGTCGTTGGCCGTCGTCGCCTTGGTCTGGTCGTCGAGGCTGGGCGATGAGGAGACCGCCACGACGTCGAGCCACAACTTGCGGCGGACGTTGTCGTTAAACTGGTACTTGTCTACGTCCTGCTCGTGCGTGAGGCGCGGCTGGCTGTAGAAGTCGCCGTCGCTCCACGGGCGGTGGACCTTGTCTATGGGCACGAACATGACGGAGGGATTGCCGTCGACCGTGTACATCTTCGAGTAGAACGCGCCGCCCAGCGGGCACTGCGTGAAGCCCATCTCGAACTCGTGGTAGGCGGAAGGCATCAATTCGGTGATCTGATAGTTCATGTAGCGCGCCGTGCGCTTGGCTCGGTCTTCTTTCTCGTCGGTTGGCTCACCAACGATGAAGTCCTTCACCGGGCCTTCGGGCGGCAACATCTCCGACATGACGCGGGCGGAGAAGTCGAGGGCCGCCTCCATCAACGCCGGATGCGTGGCGCGCGACGCGCCCGCGAAGCTCGCACCACCGGGGGAGTCGTTGCCGAGGCCGGTGCGGCGCAGGCCCTCCTCGTACTGCTGGTCGCGCTTCTCGTGCGCCTCCTTGTCGATCTCGATGGCGTCGAGCAGGTCGGAGGCGATCTCCGACAGTTCAGCGGCGTCCAGCGTCTCGGCGAGGTTGTCGAAGTGCGAGCCTAGCTCGACGCTCTCCTCCTCCGGCGCATTGAGATCGACGTTGCCTGACTCTGCGATGTCGACCTCGCCGCCGACGGGGATCGCCGTGTCGAGGGTCGTGACGCCACTTGCGCGGCCCTCTTGGGAGTACGGGTCAGAGTCAGCCATTCATTCCTCCGTGGCTCCGCAGGTATCCCCCGCGCGCCATCAATGCTCCACCGCCGTACATCCAAGGCTGCGCGCCATTCGGTGCGGGGATGCTGCCGCCGTCGGCGTAGTGGCCCACCGGGCCGCCGTGCGACGCCATCATCGACATGATCTGCGGGGCCATCTTCATTGCCATGCCCATGATGTCGCCCATGCCACCACCACCGCCCGAGTCCTTGGGCTTCATCTGCTGGGCGAGGCCGCGCTGGGAGGCCTGCTCCGCCTGCGCCATCATGCGCTGACGATCCGCCCTGTCGCGGGCGATCTGCGGGTTGGTGGGGAGCATGTCGACGTCGAAGCCGGGGATGCCGGGGCCGAAGGACGGCATACCCGGCTCCTCTGCGGAGAACGTGAAGTCGTCCACTGGGCCGCCGTGTTCCCAACCCTGCGTGTCCGGGTCAGCCATGCCGAAGCTGAAGTCACGGGCGGCGTCGTCGCCAATCTCGTCGGAGTTGCCCTCGATGAGGTTGCCCAGCGTGTGACCCGCAAACCTGCCAATCATCGGGCCGAGAACGGGGATCGGGATCAGGTTGCCCGCAAGACCGCCCAGCGTGCCGAGGATGTCGTGGACGCCGCCGCCGCCCTTGAAGTTCTGACTCCAGATCGGGTGGTACTGGTCCTCGACGCTGCCGCCGTGGTCGTAGTACTCCGGCTCCATGCGGCCCTCGGGCTGAACGCCGGAGAGCATGTCGCGCGCCCTGTTGAGGGCGTCGGGCATGTTCCTGAGCGCGCCCATGAGGGGTCGTATCTGATTGTCGGCCCACTCACCCACGCTGTTGGCGGGCGTCGCAAGGTTGGACGCGGCATCGCCGATTGCTGGCGCTGCCCATAGACGCTGGCTGATCAAGGCCGGTATCGAAGTGATGTCCTTCAACAACGGGTGGATGTCGCGCTCCGACTGGCGAGTCAGGTCGTTCTCCTGCATCAGCCGGTCTTCGTATGATCCGTCCCACGGACGCATCGACGCGGAGAGCGTGTCGCCAAAGTTCCCCGTGACGGACTTCGATGCGACGCGACCTAAATCTCCCGCCGACTGAAGCAACTGCCACGGCAGAGACTCGCCGGAGTAAGACGGCTTCCACTCTTTGTGCCGTTGGCCAAGACTGTGGGCGTATGCCCTAATGATGTCGTAGGGGTTGATGTCTGACTCGGGCTTGGCTTCAAGTCCGCGCTGCTCCAGCCGCTTCGCGCGCTTCTCTTCGGGCGTGAGGGTGAAGCCTCTACCCTCAAACGGTTCGCGAGACTGGAAGAGAAGAGAGTTGTCCATGTTGTGGGTGAGGTCCAGTGGATCGCGTATATTCCTAAAACCATAGTCTGGCTGGAAGTCTTCCTCT